GGCTGGACCACTGCCCCCGACCGACGGGGTGACGCTATTGCTGTAGCTACGGTGTCGTCAAGCGGCTAAACGAGAAACGCCGGACAGGATGGGCCTGCCCGGCATCTCCAAGGGAGCAATGCGATGTTGAAGCTCGCACGGTTCCTGCCGCGAATAGTGGTGATCGTGGCCGTCGTGGTCAAGATCAGCATACATCGGCGGTAGGGTATGGCGCCAGTCCTGCGGGGCTGGCGCCTGCCCCTGGGATCAGTATCTGCCGCTGCCGTTGCTGCCGGCGGCTGCGGAGCGTCGGGCGCTGAGCAGGGCAGCGGCATTGCGGGCGTTGGGTGCGGCCTCGAACTGCTGCTCCATGGCCTGCACCTGGGCGGCGGGGGCTGGTGGCGGGCGCACGCCACGCACCTGTGCGGTCTGCACCGGCTGGGGGGCGCGGGTCTTGGCGCCTTCGACCATTCTGTCCCACATCATCGCTTTCATCATGCTTTCGACGTGGCGTGGATCGGAGAGCCCCTGGAGTTCCTGGCGGGTGTAGCCGCCCTTGGCCTCGGCCCAGCGGGCAATATCGCGCTGGACGGTGGCGCGCTGCGCGTCATCCCGCCAGAATTCATACTTCTCGCTGAGCAGCTTGATGCCGGCCTCGACCTGCTGGCTCATCGAGCGCTCGTAGGCCTGCTGCTGGAGTTGGGTCAGCGTGCCGAGGCGTTGCTGCTCCGCGGTGGCAGCCTGATAGGCGGCGAACTGGCGGAGATACCCCTGTGGGTCGGTATCGATCATGGATGGGTCGGGTGGCGCGGCGCCTTGCAGCTGCTGGCCGAGCTTGGCGAGTTCCGGCTGGATGTGGGGCAAGACCGTCGCCAATGCCTCGGCCTGCTGCTGGAGTTGCTGGCGCTGCTGGGCGAGTTCCTGGGTCTTGCGGGTGTAGTCTGCGGCCTGGCCCATCGCCGTCCTGATCTGGGCGGCGGTGACGCGATGGCCGTCGATCGTGAAGACGCCGTCGCCGGCTGCGTCTGCGGCCGGTGCCGCGCCATCGGGTGCGGCCGGACTGGCCCCCTGGTCCAATCCCAGCGCCTTGGCGATGGTGTCATAGCTATCGGTGGGGGCTGCGGCCTTCCCTTCGGTTGGCTGCGCTGCGGGCTGCTGTGGGGCCGCGTTGAGACGCGCTTCGCCTGGTCCCTGTGTGACGGGATTGAGGCGTGCTGTTGCGGCGTCCTGGCGGCGTTTGGCGGCGAGCATGCGGCCGGCATCGGAGAGGCTGATGGCCTCCTGGCTGGCGGGGGCTGGTGCATTGGCCAGGCCGGCGTCGTTGGAGGCTGGCGCTGGGGTGGCTGGCTGGGCTGCTGCGGGGGTTGCCGGGGCAGCCGGTGCGGCTGTGCCGCTACTATCGCTCATTGCGAAACCTTCTGGGTGGCTTGACGATTTGGCCCGGCTCCGGAGATCCGATTGCCGGAAATGAGCTTTGCCCCCGGGTATTGGGCAAGGATTGCCTCACGAAGTTGCCGGACACCAGCAATGCCAAAGCTGTTGGCACCCTCATCGGCTCGCACATCAGCAATCTGCAATTCGCGGCGGGCTGGGTTCCATGTTGTATCGAGGCTGCCGATGTAACTCTGTTCGGGGCCACCCTTGATCAGATACGAGTGCTTATCGAGATTGTCGGCGCCGACGCCTTCCCATGAACCAATCCGCTGCAGCCTGAGTTCTGGCGCTGTGGTGCCCATCATGACGCCCTGGGCGTATTGCCGGGCTGCATCTACCATCCCCGCCTGTGTCGGCAACCCGTCATCCCCCAGCAGGCCCATCTGGCGGCTCTGCTCGCGCTGGCGGGCCATAGCGTCGGTAATCATCTGATAGGTCTGGCCGAGTGCCGCACCTTGGTCGGGGCCGGTGTCCGGTGGTGTCCCCTGCACCTGCAGCGGCTGTCCGAGCAGATCGGTGGGCGCGCCGCCGGACGCCCCTGGCAATGGCGACTGCCCGAACTGGTAGTCCGGATCGAGCAGTGACGGCATTACTCAAACCGCCGGGCGTTTTGCTCGCGCCCTTGCTCATACAGCGCGGTATCCAGCCGGGTCTTCATCTCGGTGGCCAGGAAGTCCACAGCGCGCGCCATGTGCCGGGCATCCTCGCGCTCTTTGACGTCTGGCCCATGCACGGCCTGCTGCACGGCGGCGGCACGGATCGCTGCGAGCAGGTCCATCAGTTCACGGTCCTGCAGCAGCCGATGGGCCTCGGTGCCGCGCCGCATGACCTCGTAGCGTTCTTCGGCAGAAAGTGGGTGTTGCTCGCTCACCGCGACTTGGGCGCCGTGGTTCTGCTGATGGTGGGCAGCTTGGCGGTGCCGCGATCCTTGCCGGCGCCGGATGTGCCGCCGCTGGCTGGTTTGTTCTGGCCCTGGCGTGGCACTGTCTTGGTGCTCTGCGATCCTGACGCGCGTGTGACCATGGTGGCCTCCTGATGGTTACTGCCCTGGTTGTGGTGGTGGACCGCCCGGCCGCGGCAATGACGGCCCTCCCGGTCCGAACAGGCTCTGTCCGGCGGCACGCGCTGCGATGTTCCCATACGCGCTGGGCATTTGGCCCTGCATGAGCGCCTGGCGGGTTGCCATCGCCTGCGCCGGATTGGTCGAGCCGACAGGCGGCCCCATGGGCTGTGGCGGGCGTGGCGGCATCATGGACGGCCCTGGGGCTGCCGGGGCCTGTGGCGGGCGTGGAGGCCCTCCAGGGGGCGGCTGTGGTGGCGCCGCTCCTTGGGTCGTCGCTGGCATCTGCGGGCTGGTGGGTGGCGGCAGATTGCCGAGCAGCTGGATGCCCGGCACCTTGGACGCCATCGCCTGCTGGAACTCGGTGAGCGAGGGGACCGGCGTGCCGAACTGTGCGCCGGCCACCCACGTCTTCGTCCACGCGTCCAATGCCGCTTGATCCCGCTTCAGATCATCGTCGGTCAGCATCTGCGCCCGCTTGGTCTGCTCGCTGGCCCGGTCATTTTCCACATCGGCCGCGGTCTTGCCGGCCTGCACCTGGGCGAGGATCAGCGACGGATCGGGCGGTGTCGGTGGCGGCGGGGGCGCCTGGAACCCCGGCGGCAGGGCTTTGAAGTAGGACGACACATCCGCGATATTCGCAGTCTCCAGCATCCTGCTCAGCGTGTTGCGGTATTCCGGCACCCCGACCAAGGGGTTATCGAGCCCTTGGCTGGCCATGATCATCTCTTGTTTGCCGGCGATCTGGGCGAGCATGGCGAGGCGCTCCATGGGCATGCCCTTGCCGCCGACATTGACCGAGGTCTGCCACATCACCCCGAGGGCGCGCGGATCGATCGCCGCCCATTGGCCCCTAATCCTGTACACATTCGGCCTGTCCTGGTGCCGCGCCATCATCTTGAGCAGCCCGCTATAGAGCGGCGCCAGCCCTGTTTCGGCCAGCGTGCGCGCCATCATGTCGAGGCGGTCCTGTGCGGCCGAGGTCTGTGCCGACACGGCCACCGGGGCGGTGCTCTGCAGCTCGTCCACCGTCAGTCCCTGCGACGCCCGGGTAATCCCCGTCCTGCTCTCCCGGATGGCCTCCAGGGCCTGCATCATCTCAAGTGCCGCCTGACCCGTGTACGGCTTCACCAGCTCGGTCACGGCGCCCGCCTGGGTGGTGCGGATGATGCTGCCGATCGCCGTCTGCCGCGCATCCGCGAGATTGACTTGCCCCAGCGTCACCACAGTCCGCGGGAACATGCTCTGGGCTAAACTATCCAGGGTCGCCCGCATCACCCGGCTTTCGACCCGCTGCAGGTCCATCACCATGTCGGCCTGCGAATAACCGATCAGCCGCCCGGGTTCTCTGTACGGGGTGAAACACGCCAGCGGGATTTCGTCGCAGCGTTCCCACTGGATCATCTTGGTGGCATTGCCGAGCATGTGGACGTGGATGAGTTCGGCCTTGTGGTCGTTATCCGTATCGCACCTGATCCACCCCTCCGCGTATCTACATATGCCCATACTGCGGTCGTTCGGCGGCGACGCCTTGATGTTCAGGCCCTGTGCCGGATTGCGGGCAATCATCTCACGGCGCTGCTGCGGCCGCATCATGGTGTCGCAGTAGGCCAGGATCTTGTCCTCGGGTAATCC